GCAGTAGTTGCTGCACTAAATACGGTGGTGGTTACAACCTTGACATCAACAATCTGTGAGCCAGCAGGAACGGTAACTAAGTTACCAGTCAAAGTGCCGAAAACTACATTAGCTGATTGGGAAACAACGGTGCAACCTGTGTTACGGATAGTACCAGCAGTAGTGCCAGTGGTGTTTTTAACAGTCCCTAATAACCAAGGACCTAGGTGTGTAGCGAAACCCATGAGGTTCTCCTTATATGCACATAACCCCATATCATCGGTGCATCGTCCCCTAGGCGGGCTGATATGGACAAATTAGTCCTAGACTTAACAATAATCTTACTACAAATAAAACAAAAAGGGGAGTTTTTGGCTCCCCTTTTTTAGACACATTAAGCGCCTTGTGAACCCCACATACCGAGAGGATCAGACCAGCCGAAGCTGTAACGCTCACGAGACTTGTAACGGACGTTACCAGTATCGAAGTCCCCGTCCATGCTGTTCTGCAATGGGGTACGCACAAAGTGCTTCATACCATTTGGAACATCAGTGGTGAGGAAGTAAGCATTTGGATCGGTCAAGAAGTGGTTAATTGCATAACCCTGTGGAATCGAACCATTGTTTACTAAAGCGTTGATGTCGTTGTCGGTTGTGCCAACACGCAATTGAGTTTCGAGCAAGCGAGTTGCAACGAACTGTAGTGCAGGTGGAACAATCAACTTCTTAGGTTTAGCAGCGATCAACAGACCACGCTCGTCAGTCCACTGGCTGATTTGAATAACGGCGGCTTCCAAGGAAGTCTCGTTAAGGTCAGCAGCGGTTGACTGGGTGTTGCTGTTAGTGCCACCAGAAACCAACGGATGGTTAGTCGCAAACAAAGGTACACCGTCACCACCGTAATATGCGGCAGAGTTGGTGAAGCCGTTGTTCAACACAGCAGCAGATTTAACCTGCTTGGTGTACGACATAGCACGAGCCAAAGCCTTGGTATAACGAGCTGATAAGCTGTCATACAAGTTGTCCTCGATTGCCTCTTCCGTTAGGGAGAAGCCGAGAGCAATGGTCTCATGGTTATAACGTGCTGTGAATGCCTCTTGTGCATTGTCATAAGCGATGGCAGAGCCTTCGTTTTTGACTGGTGCAGCGCTGAAGCCAGACAGTTTGGTTTCTTCTTCGAAGGAACGCTCAGAAGTCTCAGTTTCATAGATCTCTTTGTGTTCTTCGCCGTAACGAGCATACTCAAGACCGAACAATGCGTTCAGGCCTGGGAGCAGCTCTTTCAGTAGTTGTGCGCGTGAAATAGCCATTTATATGCTCCTTAAGCTGCAACTGATACAGGGGTTGCACTGTAATAGGTATGTACGCCAAAGTTAAACTTGACGATTACCTCAGTGAAAGATCCAGACGCATTAACAGTCTCTGGCACACCCGCAATAATACGGAATGGAAGAGTGGTTGTTGAATCGCTGGTGCTGTTACGTACACCTTCGTTTGAATCGCCAGTAGTGGTTGAACCAGCAGTTGTGAAGATAGCAACGTTGTTGCCAACATCAGTCTGGGTCAAACCGCCAACAGCGGTGCTTGACGAAAGAACTGCCACTTTGAAGAGAGTGTCAGGATCGTCACAAACATAAGCGGTAATATCCGAAGCAGCAGTGCCGCCTGGGAAATATTGCTGTTGAAGAAACTGCTTGGTAGTTGGGTTAGTAAAAGCACAGCCCAAGAAAATACCAACAGCATCGGTCGCAGAATCAGTGGTGGAAACACGGCTCAAAGTACCACCAGTGTTCAGACGCACGACATCACCATAAAATATGGATGTGCCAGAACCTGAAGCGATGGGAATTTGACGAGTTGCACCAGCAAATACCTGACCACCGATCAAATTGATCGGCTTGAACCCATAGGGTCCGTCTACGGTAGGATAAGCCATTTATAACTCCTAATTAAGTTTAATTACCTTTTCCAAAGCTAGTCGTAGATTTACGCTCTTTAAAGAGTGGCATCCTTGCATCACTTTGGCGCATTAAATTATTGTCCACGGCTTCAATTTGAGAATCGGACTGCTTAACGTAATAAGCGTTACGCTGGTCAACAATCTCTTGTGGAGCTTTGCAGAGCAATAACCCGCCGATTTCAATGTTGTCGGAGAACCGACTTGTTGAATCGACTAGCAGTTTAAAGTGTGGTTGTTCTTCTAATGGAACTGGTTCCCAGCCCTGTCTTAAACTAGAAGACAGATTGCGTTGGTCAGCCTGTCCATTTATTGAAGTACGAACCCAGTGGTACTTGTAACCTGGTTGCTTATCTGGCTCGGGCAGAAGTTCGGGTGGCATCCACTGCTTTGGACGCTCCGCTTTCACTCGGTTATCAATTTCTCGTGGTACTCTGTTCTCAGCCATTATTGGCCTCCTTTAATCAATTCCTGGGCATACTGCTCAGGCGTTAAACCAAGTTTCTTAGCCAAGTTAATCTGCGATGTCTTCAGCTTCACCTTTTTCGAAGATGTGCTTCGGGTCGCAGGAGCGACTACGTTACTCGGTTTTCTCGTCTCCACTTCTACTTCATCGTTGAAGTTTTCAGGGAAACGTTTACGCATCGTTGCGTCAATACGTTTGTAATACTCATCAGTCGTAGCGTAAGCCATGCCGTTTTCCTTTACGAGCTTCTCGTGAACTCCTAAAGCCAAACTGGTCATTTCTTCATCTTGACCGAACCAGGTGTTAGATTCTCTCCATTTCTCTGCCTTCGCATCAGATTGTGGGCGTTTCTGTTCCTGTTCTGGGATTTTTACCTCATTTTCATACTCTTGTAAAGTGTTTTGTGTTGGAACAAAACGATCTGCCTCTTGCACTTTCATCTTTGCTTCTGTTAACTTCTCATTAGCGGAGATGATACGATCTGTATCGCCAGCCTCATAAGCCTCACGATATTCACGTTTTGCCATTTCTACTTCTTTTTGGGCAGAGTCTTTATAGCTAGTAATTAACTGCTCTTCACCAGAAGTTAAGCGCTTTTTCAGGGCTTTGTTCTCTTCTAGGATCCTACGGGCAAGCTCAACTGCTTCTTCATGCTCCCGCTGTGCAGCTTCTTTAGCACGGCGTTCATCGTGCATGACCTTCCTGACTTGGCTAATTTTCTTTTTAGCCGCATCCGAATAGTCTTCTAGCTCATCGACTTCTGCCGCTGCTACGAAATCTGGGTCAGACGGCTTCTTGCCCCTATCTTCTGGGGGGGTGTCGTCTTCTATCTCAATTTCAAAGCCTTCGTCAGCTTCGACTTTAACTTCGGTTTGTTCATCTGGGAACTTAAATTCGTCTTTTTGAAAATCAGGCATCGTACCTTCTCCTATTTACGTTTAATACCACGGGGATCTAAAACTACACCTTCTACGGAATCGTCATTAATGATCCTGAACTCTCGCCCATGGATGATTAATCGGGTTCCAGCATTAGGTCTTACCAAAATGAAATCGCCCTGTTTGCACCAAGCTCCTGTAGGGAACCGTGACGGATCCTTATAGCAATCTGGTCCAAGGTCTACTACGAATAGAACCGTGGTTAGGACTTCTTCATATTGGATGGTTTGGTCTGCTTTTAGTAGACCGCTTTCGTACTCCTTTTCAATCTCTGGAATGGCGCATAAGATGCGATATCCAGAAGGTTTAGGGAGTTGACTTGCTTTCTCTTCGGCTGTCATCGTAACTGAGCCGACTACTACGGGGCTATCGGGATTCGTACCGATAAGGATTTCACTCATCCGAGTTCTCCATTCTTTGTTTAAGGTCTAATGTGTACTGCCGAGCAGTGAGCAGACCTCGAATCTCACCACACGTTTTTTTATACTCTTCAAAGGATTGGGCATTTCCGTTGCTTATTCCGTCTCTGAGTTGTTCAACTTTTTCGTCTATTTGTTGAACTAATACTTCAAAAGCGTCCATTATTCACCCTTCGTAGGTTTAGACTCCTTGATTAACTTCAGCAGTTCCATCGCTGAATTTTCCTTAGACTTCGCAATCTCTACGCCGAGTCTTGTTCCGTCTGCCTCTAATCGAGATTCAAGCTCATCCTTTTCTTTAGAGATTTTGGCTCCAAGTTTGTTGCCTTCGATCTCTGCCTGAGTCTCGATTCGCTCCTTCTCTAACGCCAACTGCGCTGCTCTGAGCTGGGCGTCTACCTGATCTTTCTGTACTTTTCGTTGTACTTCTTGACCTTTGATAGCCAACTCTTGCTGTTGCATTTGGATGATAGGATCTTGCGCCTGTTGAGCAGCTTGCTGTTGCGCAGCTTGCTGTTGGTTCTGGAGCAATACCTGTTGAGAAGCCTGTGCAACCAAACGGGAGATCTGGACTTCGTATTCCTCTGGAAGCTCTTCGTCTGGTTTTGGTAGTGGTGCGCCCAACTGCTGTTCGACCATAAGTCGGTACTTAAACCCATAATGTTCGGCAATATGGGCTTGCATAGCAGCGGTAATCTGGTTTGCCATCGGGTTTTGACCAATCATTTGTGCAGTTAATGGGTCATTTAAGAACGACATATGAGCCGTAATATGGGCATCTTGATCCTGATATATGAATGCTTTTAGTGGTTTTCCGCCTAAAGCATCCATGTTTTCGCTGATTGGATCCTTTGGTTTGTTGTCGTCATGCAACGGCACTAGCTTTTGGGCGTTCTTAATACCCAATACTTCTAGCATTTGACGGTGTAACTGTGGCAAATCATAGATCTGTGGGGCGCCTTGAGCTAATTGTAGGACTGCCTGATACTGCACAATCTTCTGTGCCATGGTTGCAGCGTTAGGATCGGATACAGGAATGACGTCTACTCGGTCATAGTCTGATTTCTTAGCTCTTGGGCTACCTTCTTCTGGCTCATAGTTGTACTCATCAGGGGTGTAATCACGGATGATGTCTCGTAATAAGCCTAGCTCCTGTTTGAAAGAGTAGTGAATGCGGGCTTGTACCGCACTCATGACTTTTAGGGTTCTTTCCAGAATGGCAAGGGTAGTTCCTACGGGTGCGTTAGCACTCATGTCCGCTACCTTCATATCGGCTACGGAGGCAAAACGGCGACCTTCTTCTACGATTGTGCCAAGGAGGGAATATA